GATCAACTTCAGTATCACTTGCAAGTACAATATCATCAGCAATTGCTAGTGGAATAGCTGTTACCTTTAGTAGATTGGTAACAATTGGTGGCACAGAAACTACAATGACCTATTCAGAGGGGTCAAACTATGCTGCATTTGCATCATCAAATTCTATTAAAATTGTCAATAATTCTGGAACAGTTCAATCTACTTTAAACGTTGCTTCTGCAGAAGACTGGTACAACTCACAGACTTTAGGTTTAACCAACGGAACAATTTATTGGAAAACTATTGCACCAAAACCTACAACAAACCAATATGTATCTGATAGATCTGGAAGAGGAGACTCACTGCATATTGTTGTTGTTGATGATAGTGGTGCAATTACAGGCATAAGAGGTAATATCTTAGAGAGACATGTAAGTCTTTCTAAGGCAAAGGATGCAGTTTCTTCTGTAAATGCACCTCAAATAATTTATTATAAAGATTATCTCGCAACTCAATCTGCATACATTTATGCTGGATATAGTCCTTCAAATGAAACTGATAGTTATCATTCAACTCGACCAGTTGCAATTGGATTTGAAGCTGCGCCTTTCGAAGCATATGAACTAGAGGATGGTATTTGGGGACAAAATGCTCAAGGTATTTCTTTCAGTGTAATTGGAAATAAAACTTATACATTAGCAGGTGGAAAAGACTATACATCAGCAGCTGGAGCAGCTGGAGATGGTCAACAAGCACAACTTGCAGACTTAATCACATCATACGATTTGTTTAAAAATAAAGAAAATATTGATGTTGACATTTTAATTAACGGTCCTGGATTATCTTCAAAAGAAGCTTCCCAAGCTAAAGCAAACTACTTAATTGATATTGCTGAAGATAGAAAAGATTGTCTTGCAGTTATTTCTCCGCATAGATCAGCAGTAATTGGTGCTGCTTTAAATAACACTTCTGCAGCAACCCAAACAACAAATATTATTCAGTTCTTTAATGATATCCAATCATCTTCATATGCAGTATTCGATTCTGGATACAAATATATGTACGATAGATTTAATAATGCGTTTAGATATATTCCTTGTAATGCTGATGTTGCAGGACTTATGGCTCGCACTGATTTAAATCAGTATCCTTGGTTCTCACCAGCAGGTGTTCAGAGGGGTATATTTAATAATGCAATTAAACTTGCTTACAATCCAAATAAAGCACAAAGAGACGCTCTTTATGTTGCAAGAGTTAATCCAGTAGTTCTGCAACCAGGTGTTGGAGTTCTTCTCTTTGGTGACAAGACTTCTTTGAGTTATGCATCTGCATTTGATAGAATCAACGTTAGAAGATTATTCTTAACAATTGAAAAGTCACTTGAAAATGCTGCTAAAGCACAACTCTTTGAATTCAACGATGAAGTTACGAGAGCAAACTTTGTAAATATCGTTGAACCATTCCTTCGTGATGTTCAAGCAAAGAGAGGTCTTTATGATTTCCTCGTTGTTTGCGACACAACAAATAACACTCCAGATGTTATTGATAATAATGAATTTAGAGCTGATATCTACATCAAACCCGCAAAGTCTATCAACTTTATAAGCCTGACCTTCGTTGCTACCCGCACGGGTGTGAGCTTTAGTGAAGTAGCTGGTAGAATTTAATTCATTAAATAATTCATAACGGAGGTCAAAAACGATGGCAATTCCTATCAGAAAAATTACAGATTTTAGAGGTCAACTTACTGGTGGTGGTTCAAGACCCAATTTATTTGAAGTTGAAATGGCTTTTCCAGCAGACATTGCAGTTGACAATGCAACATTGACAAAGAGCAGATTTCTATGTAAATCAGCAAATCTTCCTGCTTCAAATGTAGCAGCAATCGATGTTCCTTTTAGAGGTCGTATTTTAAAAGTTGCTGGTGATAGAACCTTTGATCCATGGACTATTACGATTATCAATGATTCTGATTTTACAATCAGACATGCCTATGAAAGTTGGATGAATACTTTAAGTAAGTTAGACAACCAAACAGGTTATACCGATCCTGCTACATATCAAGCTGATATGAAAGTTTATCAACTTGGAAGAGATGTAGATGGGACCGGAAAAAGTGGTCCGTCTGGAAATGTTACAACACTAAGAAGTGTTACACTTTTTGGAACTTTCCCAACTAATGTGAGTGCTCTTGATCTTTCTTATGAATCCACTGACACAATTTCAGAATTCACTGTTGAACTTCAAGTTCAATATATGGAAATTAATGATGGTCCAGGCTCCATTCAGTAATTAGATAAATACTGGAAACAGGATTAAAACTACAACATGGCCAATCTTTTTGGATTTTCTATTGAGGACGAAGTTAAATTACCAAAATCAGCAGTATCACCCGTCGTTCCTAATGATGAAGACGGGTCTGATTTTACTGTAAGTAGTGGTTTTTACGGACAGTATGTTGATATTGAAGGAATCTATAGAACTGAGTATGATTTAATTACAAAGTATCGTCAAATGGCACTTCATCCTGAAGTTGATAGTGCCATTGAGGATATTGTTAATGAAGCAATTGTATCAGACACAAATGATACTCCAGTAGAAATTGAGTTATCAAACTTAAATGCAAGTGATGGTATAAAAAATAAGATTCGTCAAGAGTTTAAACATATTTTAAATTTATTGGACTTTGATAAAAAGGCACACGAAATATACAGAAACTGGTATGTTGATGGTAGGCTTTATTATCATAAGGTTATTGACTTAAAGAATCCTGAATTGGGCATTCAGGACTTAAGATATATCGACGCTATGAAAATGCGTTATGTGCGTCAATTAAAAAAAGAAGATCGTACAAGAAATCCAAATCCACAATTTTCCGAAAACGCTGATCCAATGGATTATAAGTTTCCGGAACTTCAAGAATATTTTATTTACAACCCCAAAAGTTCTTTTCCAACTGGAACAATCAATACTTCAGCAACCACTCAAGGTGTAAAGTTTACAAAAGATTCCATTACATATTGCACCTCTGGTCTTGTAGATAGGAATAAAGGATCAACTCTTTCGTATCTTCACAAAGCAATTAAATCTCTTAATCAATTAAGAATGATTGAGGATTCTCTTGTTATCTACAGATTATCTCGTGCTCCAGAACGTCGTATTTTTTATATTGATGTTGGCAACTTACCTAAGATTAAGGCAGAACAATATCTTCGTGATGTGATGCAAAGATATCGCAATAAACTTGTTTATGATGCTAATACAGGAGAAATTCGTGATGATAAAAAATATATGTCTCTCCTTGAAGACTTTTGGCTTCCTCGTCGTGAAGGTGGTAGAGGAACTGAGATCACTACACTCCCAGGTGGGCAAAATCTTGGAGAACTTACTGATATTGAATACTTCAAGAAAAAACTCTATCGTTCTCTAAATGTTCCCCCATCAAGAATGGATGGGGAAGGTGGATTTAATTTAGGTCGTTCTTCTGAGATTTTAAGAGACGAATTAAAGTTTACCAAGTTTGTTGGACGTTTGAGAAAAAGATTTTCAAATATGTTCAATGATATACTCAGAACTCAATTAATTTTAAAAAATATTGTAACACCAGAAGATTGGGAAATTATGAGTGAGCATATTCAATATGACTTCCTCTATGATAATCACTTCTCAGAACTCAAAGATTCAGAGTTGCTAAATGAAAGATTAACGATGGTTGCTTCTGCAGAGCCATATGTCGGAAGATATTTTTCTCAGGATTATGTAAGAAGAAAAATTCTCAGGCAGACTGATATGGAAATCCTTGAACAAAATGCATTAATAGAAAAAGAAATTAAAGATGGTATTATTCCTGATCCAAATGCTCCTGTAGATCCAGCAACAAATATGCCATTAGAAGCAGGTGTATCGTCTATGGATTTAGGCAAACCAGTTATAGAACCTGATTTGGAATCTCAGGGTTCTGCAACAGAAGTATCAGGAAAACAAGCAGAGTTGCCCAAGAGTGGGACAATATAAATAAGTTGAAACTAGATTAATTAAAAATATGGACGATCTTTTAGATATGATTATTACTGATGAATCTCCATCACAAATCAGTGATAAAATTAAAGAACTTCTATTTGCAAAATCAGCAGAAAAAATTGATACTTTCAGACCTAATATAGCAGCAGATATGTTTGATGCTGAAGATGAAGAAGTACAAGAGGAAGATGATCAGTGATACTTATACTCTTGTTTTTGCAAGTTCTGGTATGAATAAGAAAGCACTTGCAATTCTGAACTGGATTAAACAGAGATAATTGTATTAATAAATAACTAAAAGTGTATTATTAAAAATAATGGCTCATAGACCTGTTGGGGCAGGATCCTCAATCGCAATTAACACAACTTCATCACAATCTTCTGCTTTTTCAGTGCAATCAGATGTTCTAAGAGTTGTTACTGTTGGAAATGGTGCTCACGTTGCGATTGGAACAGATCCAACAGCAACCATCACTGATTATTATATTCCAAGTGGACAAACAGCAACACTTGCTTTAACAAAAGCATCTAATAAAGTTGTAGGAATTACTACTGGCACAACAACAATTATTACTTTTGCTGAAGGAACTCAATGTCCTTTTGGTGTTGGTGATCATGTAACTTTATCTGGAGCACAGGATTATTATAATTCTTCAATCACACACCAACTTGTTGTTTCAGTTGATACTTCTTCTGGTGTGAATGGTTATCATCAAAGCAGATGCACTCTTGGAACAAACACAAGTGGAATTATAACTGCTTTCTCTGGATCAAATGCAAGTTTAAGAAACTCACTTAAAGTTGCAGCAAGAACGGACACCGGAAATGCAGTTTTATATTTACAACAAGTACAAATTTCAGGGCAAGCCTAATGAAACTCATTACCGAAGAAATTGAATCAGTAGAAGTTATTACCGAAAATGTAAACGGTAAAAAAACTTTGTATATTCAAGGACCTTTCTTACAAACTGAGGTCATAAACCGAAATGGTAGAATGTATCGTTTACCTGTTATGGAAAGAGAGGTAAAAAGATACACAGAGCAGTATGTCAACAAGGGTCGTGCTCTTGGAGAACTTGGACATCCAGATGGTCCAACTGTAAACCTTGATAGAGTTTCGCATAAAATTGTTTCTCTTCAAAAAGAGGGAAACAATTTTATAGGTAAAGCACAAATTCTTTCAACTCCGATGGGTAAAATTGCAGAGTCACTCCTGAAAGAAGGAGTAACTCTTGGTGTTTCTTCTCGTGGTATTGGTTCAGTTTGTCAAACCAAAGAAGGATACACTGAAGTTGGTGAAGATTTTATGTTAGCCACTGCTGCTGATATTGTTGCTGATCCATCTGCACCTGATGCTTTTGTAGAAGGAATTATGGAAGGTAAAGAGTGGATTTGGGATGGTGGAATTTTAAGAGAAAAAGTATCACAACAAACTTACAAGAGAATTAATACTCTTGTAGATGAAAAACTTCTTGAAGAGTATAAACTTAGTCTTTTCAACGAGTTTCTTACAAATTTATAAATTATAAATAAATATAGATTAAATTTACTAAAGGTTAATCGGAGAGTTCAAATGTCTCGTGGAGATTTACAAGAAATGGAAGTAGGCACAAAGCAATCCAAAACCGCTGTTAATGCACAGGCCAAAGCAGCGGATGCAATGCCAAAACTGTCTGGGAACATTCCCCCAGGGCAAACTGCAGGATGGGAAGATCTTGGTGGACCTGATCCCTCAAACTATAGACCAGATGACGATTCAGCTAAGTTGAAAACTCCTGGTACTACTTTAAAGCAGGTAAAAGATGCCGTAACTCAGCACGCAAAACCAGCTGAAGCACCAAAAGCAATGAAAGAGGAAGAAGAACTTGAAGATGAAGATCTCATCGATGAAGATGAAGAACTCGAAGAAACTGAAGAAGAAGAAGTAGAAGAAGTTGCTGCTGAAGAAGAGGTAGAAGAAGAAGAGGAAGAAGAGGAAGAAGTTGTTGAAGAGCAGTTTGACATTGAAGAAGATGTTAATGCTCTTCTTGCAGGTGAAGAACTCTCTGAAGAGTTCCAAGAAAAAGCAAAGACCATTTTTGAAGCTGCTCTTCGTTCAAAAGTTTCTGATATCAAAGAAGCTCTTGAAGAGCAGTATGTAGAGAGACTTGCTGAAGAAGTTTCAGAAATCAAGTCTGAACTCTGCGAAAGAGTTGATGCATATCTTGAGTATGTTGCTGAAGAATGGTTCACTGAAAATCAACTCTCCATTCAGAAAGGTCTTAAGGAGGAGTTAACCGAATCCTTTATGACCGGTCTGAAAGGACTTTTTGAAGAACATTATGTAACAATCCCTGAAGATAAATATGATGTACTTGAGAACATGGTAGAAAAACTTGATGACATGGAGACAAAACTCAACGAGCAAATTGAGAAGAATGTTTCCTTAAACAAGCGTCTCGCAGAGGCGGTTGCAGACGGAATCTTTGAACAAGTTTCTGAGGGCCTTGCTGCTACTCAGAAAGAGAAGCTCGCTTCACTTGCCGAAAGTGTTGAGTTTGAAAGTGACGAAGAATATCGTGAAAAACTGGAGACTTTGAAGGAAGCTTATTTTCCTTCAAGAGCTGTTGCTCCAAAAGCTAAACCAGAATCATTATCAGAGCAAGTTGATAGCTCACCAGAGCAAATCTCTGGAACTATGAGTTCATATCTGAAAATGATGTCTGCTATTAGCAAGCACTGAATTTAATATTAAAATCAAACAAAAAACGCACTTTAGTAAAAGGTAAACGCAAATGTTCCATTCCGAGCATCTGCAGGAAAAGTGGGCACCTCTCCTTAACTATGAGGGTCTTGATCCAATCAAAGATTCGCACAGAAAAGCAGTAACCGCAGTCCTGTTAGAGAACCAAGAAAAATTCCTCCGTGAACAGTCTGCATTTGAGCAGTCTGGTTCATTCCTGACCGAGGCTCCAACCAACTCAGTTGGTAACGGTGGTTACACCTCTTCAGGTGGCACCAACACCGCAGGTTTCGATCCAGTTCTGATTTCACTCATTCGTCGTTCTATGCCTAACCTGGTAGCATATGACCTGGCTGGTGTTCAACCAATGAGTGGTCCTACTGGACTTATCTTCGCAATGCGTTCACGCTACACCAGTCAAAGCGGAACCGAGGCATTCTACAACGAAGTTGATACTGCATTCTCGGGTCAAGATGCTGGATTTGATGAGACCGCTGGTTTCACCAGTGTTGCCGTTGGTATGGGTACTACTGCCCAAAGTGGCACAAACCCAGGTGCTCTAAACCCATCAACGACAGCAACTCAAGCTG